CTGTGCTGCGTGTTTCTCTGGGTCATGCTTAAAGTTGTCGTGGCGACCCTCAGCTATGGCTTGTTGCTCATCGTCTTGCAAAGCCCAGTAAACTGAGATGGGTGGCAGTAGCCCAGCCTTGGCTTCTTCTAGCCAGTTGTCACTAGGGACAAGCACCATTGCGGGTTGCTCTGGTTGCTCTGGGTCTTCGAAGATTACTCTGTAAGTGCTCATGTTCTACTCCGATGCCATAAGACCAACAGAGGGGGTGTCTACAAAGCCCGAATTCCATGAACCCACCTTACACTGTGATGTAGTTCGAGTGTTATCTTGCTGACCACCTTGATGGTTACCTGCAAGGTATTCCCAGTAAACTGACTGATTGTGAGACCCTGTGCCACTCGCATAGTAGGTCGCCGTTGAAAAGTTACTTGAAAAGTTAAACTGATATTTACCAGTGCCAATGTCTGTCACGGAGGAAACACCAGTATCGTTCTGTAGAGCAATCGTACCTGTACCGTTTAACGTGCTTACAACAGGCGCACCGCTAATCAAAGCTGTGTCGGTGTCAGGTAGTGTAATAGTCCGTGTAGAGTTAGTATTGGGCGCTGTGAGAATTACAGTACCCGACCCACTAGCATTACCCTGAAGTTTAATAGTAGCCATTTAGATAACCGTCCATGTTTCGCCAGCACCGACTGTAACAGTCACACCGGAGTTAATCGTGATAGGGCCAGCCGACATTGCGTTCTTGCCGTTTGTGATTGTGTAGTTCGTGGTCACGTTCTGACCGTTCTCGTAGAAGATGTCGTCGTTACCACCACCCGTTGCACCCGCTGCAATGCCCGTTAAGGCAGAGCCATCACCTGCGAAGGCTGTGGCTGTGAGTGTACCAGTGGTCGTTAGGTTTCCACTATCAAGAATTTTATCCCAGTCGTACCAACCTGCTACGTTGTATTTGGTTCGTTGATATGTGCCATTGCCATCATAAGTCTGATACTTTTGGTACACCATGTTGCCATCAGACGTAACCGTCAGCATCCCTGCAAGAGCCGCTGGGTAATTAGTGCCGCTAGTTGCGTTTGCGTTAGAGTTTTGGTGGTAATAGCCGTCTGTTATGTAGGTGTTTAAGTCAACACTTGCACCAATGTCCGCACCTTTGCGTAAAACACCCGCAAGGTTGGAGCCATCACCTGCGTAGGATGTAGCAGTCACTGTGCCAGTTACGTCGATGCCTGTGGTGGTGGTGGAGAGTTTCACGGAGTTGTTGTGGTAAAGGTCAACTTGGGCATCTTTGTGGAAACGGGCATAAGTGGCTGAGGCTCCTGCGTTGCCAATATCAACGTAGTTTTCACCGCCGATAAACAACCCACCAGTTCCTACATCACGGATAGCAGAATATGATCCTGTGTGGAAAATCTGCAAATCACTGCCAGCACCGAAGATAGCCTTGTCGTTATCACCAAAGTTTATGTTTGCAGACGTTGTAGCACCGTCCATTGTCACTGTACCAGTTACGTCGATGCCTGTGGTGGTGGTGGCAAGTTTGGTGGAGCCGTTGTGGTAAATAGATGTGCTACCATTACCTACTGCTTGTATTAAGTTATCAGAACCTGCTTTAAGTGTGATGTAACCCCCATCAGCTACTCTTATTGCAGTGTCTTTAGTACCTGTCTCTATATTATCAATCCAAGCTGTAAACCCATCATGATACACTTGCAAATCCGCAGAAGAACCAAAAGTCGCCTTGTCGTTGTCGCCGAAGGACAAGTTGCCAGTCATGCTATCGCCAGACACAGCAACAAAGTCTGTGGCAGCAGAAGTGGATGCAGTGCCAAGAGTAGGCGTACCAGACAAATCGCCGTAGGCACCAGAAGTGGCCACGGTAGCTAAGTCGCCCGGTTGTGTAGCTGAAGCAGCTAATGCACCCTGAGCAGCGGTGGCGTAGTCTGTGGCGGCTGTAGTGGCAGCAGTGCCAAGGCCAAGGTTAGTTCTGGCTGTGGCTGCGTTGGTTAGGTCAGACAGGTTGTTAGTGGCAAGCAAAGCACCTGACAGAGAAGCATAAGCTGCTACCCAAAGAGAGCCTTCATACACTTTCATAATGTCGTCAGTCGTGTTGAAGTACAAAGCGCCGGAAACCAGTGCGTCACCATCGTTGTCTAAAGTTGGGTCCGCAGTCTTCTGACCTAAATAGCGGTCATCAAATGAATCTAATGCAGCAAGCGCAGCATCTTTAGACGCCTGAGCAGATGATGCAGATGATGCAGCAGACGTTGCCGATGTGGCAGCCTCCCCAGCCTTAGTCGTTGCTATGCCAGCTTGCGTTGTGGCTGTCGCGGCGCTTGTGGAAGCATTAGTCTCTGCGGTCTCCGCAGCAACCTTAGCGGCCTCAGATGCAACTCTGGATGCCTGTGAGGCAGCGGCAGAGTTGGAGCTTGCTGTGGCACTAGCTGCGCTCTCAGAAGCCTTTGTGGTGGCTGTGGACGCAGAGGCTGCGCCAGATGATGCTGAGGTTGCAGAGGCAGCAGCAGAGGCAGCAGCAGCAGCTTCAGAGAGGGCCGCTGCGTTCTTGCTGTCTTCGATTGCAGTTATGTTGCTAGGGGCTACTGGGTCCAACAGTGGAGAGTTTTCTGGGGCAACTGGGTCAACATCAGGATTGTCAGCAGTGACACCAGTGCTGCTATAAAAGGAAGATTTAGCCATGGGGCACCTCAATCTGTGTAGGTAGAAGTGGGACGCATGACTTGGGCCATGCCAGAGGTCTCAGCGGAGTTCGCTTGGTCTTGTAGCTCAAGGAGAAACTGGCCTGACTTGGTGTCAAACAGTGGCCCACGCTCATCAAGGAAGTAGTCAGAGGCATAGCCAAGAGCCGTGTAGGTCAGGAGGTCTGAGGCAATGTTAGTTATTACATTTGTGCTAACGTCAGACGTAAGTGCATCGAACTCGCCGTAGTAGTTGAGGTAGATGATGCCAGAGGATGGATTAGGGGAGACCTTGATAACCTCACGCTCACGGCTGAAGTACACAGGACTGCCAGTAGCTCCAGACTTCTGAGCTGCGGCCATCTCATGTAAAGGCAGACGCAAAAGGGAAACACCATCATACTGTAGATCAATGATCTCTAGCAGATTGGAGGGCATGACAACCTGTGTCAAAGGTGTTCCAGAGGTGACTGAGTAAGCCTGCTGCTTCTCCATGGATGGAATACGCAGTACACGCTGGATGCGAGTGAGGGCCTGATCGATGAAGGTATCGGCCAAAGCATCACTACAGTCGCTGCGGTTTAGTAGAGCCTTAAAGTGGCTCCTGATTTGACCTTTGTTCATTCTAGTCCCCTTGCTTCTGACAGCCAAACTTGCTGCATGTCATTGGTGTCGTGCATCCCTTGCAGGGCTTGAACTTGCCTGTAGTTTTATAAGCCATCTGTTAGACCCTTTTTTCGGTTGCCATGAACATACCTAAGTCCTCAGACTGAAGGCGTTTGATGATCTCTTGTCCTGTGGCTTCCCACATATTGAACCCTTCACGCAGCCACTTCTCAGCGACTACTGTTGGGATAGATGCAACCTTGTGGAACTCTCCCATAGGCTTCGATGTACTTTCGTTACGAGCGTCTTTGAGATCGTCTAGGAATGCTTGTGTGATATTCTGTGTATGCTTCCTGACTAAGGCATCACTTTCGTGGATGAAGTCAGTATTCGATTGGATTAACTTTGTGGTCACTGGGAGCCCCTTTGGCCTCCTTCACGTCCACAAATGTAAAAAGGCCCACCCAAAGACACACAGTAAGGAGAGCAAAACCTATGTGTCTAAGAGTGGACCTTAACTAAAGACCGAAGTCTAAAGTGTGCTTATGACAAGCCTGTGATCTTCACAGAGTCGCCAAAGTTCATGTGCTTGACGGACATCTCGCCTACGATGTGGTGGCGATCTGAGTCACCGTTCTTCGCTAGGAGTGTGCGAGTGAATGGACGCAATGTGCATGTCTTGAACATGGATGGGTCAATCAGCAGCGCTGTGTCTGTCTTGAGGTGACGGTTGAGAACAACACGGTATTCGCCATATGGAGACACATACAGGTCGATAGCATTGACCAATGTCTTACCTTGAGCGATCTCACGGTTACGACCAGCAGATGCTGAGAAGCCAGCAACGATCTGTGCGTCACCCGGTTTGATCATCAGAGTGTCAACGTCTGAGCCATTGTTGTATGCTGTTTCACCGGCTACCAGCAATTTTGCTTCGGTAAGCGGATCGGTAGCATTTGCACCAGCATCTACGGCTGTAGTGATCTGGTTGATCACAGAAGCCATTTGACGTGCAACACCACCAGAACCAGCAACAGCAGCTTGGTTTACACCAACCATGGCGTATTCTGCATCACGCTTGATTTCCTTGAGTGCTTTGGCCAGCTGGTGAGCTGTTTCCTTGGCACGGCCATAGGTGCCGATAGCGTCTGCTGTTGCAGATACTTGGAAGCCTTTGGTCAAGATTTGGGTGTTGTTAGTGCGCTCTACGGCATCAATCAGAGTTGCCATAGTTGCGTCTGCGCCCTCTACCGCAGCGTTTGAACCCGCTGAGGCAAGACTGTCTTCGAGCCATGAGAAGGTACGAGCTGTAACTTTCTCGTTCTTGAACATGGTGAACGCAGGCGTATCGAAAGGTGTAATGTCAGAGATGATGTCTGCAACAGACTCTTTCTTCCCGACCTGATCGTATGTGGTATAAGTAGCCATTTTTGTATCCTTACAATTTGTTAGGCAAGATTGTGGTTAGTCTTCCCAACGGGCCATTAAGGCTTCGGCAATGTCATCTATGTCGCCACCGTAACGTGGGTTTGAACGCAGCTTTTGTTGCGCAGCTTGGCGCTTCTGTGTTCTCACATCAGTTTTGGTTGGTGGGGACTTCTTAGAACTCAAGACCTTTGTCTTGCTGCCTTTTGATTTAGTCACTTTAGCTGCTGCTTTCTTGGTTTTAGCAGCCTGCTTCGACTGATCATAAAGACGTGCTTTGTTGATCAACATGATGACACTAGGGTCGGTGTATTGATCCACCTGTTCTTGAGGCAAGCCCGATTGCACAGCATACTGACGGATGTCACTATAAAGCTCATCACCCCAGTCAGGCAGGTTCTCTTCGAGTACCTTTATGCACTCTTGAGCTGCTGCTTGTACTGCGGCTTGGTTCTGCTGCTGCATTCCGGACATAAGACTACCGCTTTCCTCTTTGAGGAACTTGAGGTCATCTTCTGCTTGACGTGCATCTTGTCGAAACTGGGCGAAGGTCTCTGGGTCCATTTGCCTAGAGGCCACCAGCATGTCGATGTCGGTGTACGGTTTGTACCGTTCTTCTGCACGTTCTAAGAGTTTTTGGTATGACAACTGCGCTTGAGCAAACTGTTGTTCTGCTGCTTTCCGCTGAGTTGCTAAATCTTGAGACTTTTTGGTTAAAGATGCCTCTTGTCCGAATAGACGCTTGAGTTCTTTTACAGATACCTGCTGCTGCTCACCGTTGACGGAGATTTCCACAAGGCTTTCGTCAGACACGAGCTGTGGCTCATCGTCTTCCTCTTCCTCATCGTCTTCCTCATCTTCAGCTTCATCAGCGTCAGGGTCTTCTAGTTCCTCATCGTCTTCATCTTCGACTTCGGTTTCTTCAGTATCATCCTCGTCAACATCTGTCTCATCGATGTCTTCGGATGTCGCATCTTTGTCTTCGGGTTCTGATAGGTCTTCACCGTCATCCCACCGTCCTAAGATTGCATCAGCCGCGTCATCTAGATCGAATACGCGGGGCTCAGAGTTAGTATCTTGCACGTTATCCATGGTGCTACTGATCCTCTTGGCTGTTGTCGCCATTTGCTGCTTCGTGGATGCTGTTACGCACTTCCACTCGCTGTTTAAGTGTGTTCACCACGTCTACTAATGCGCGATAGTGGCTGTAGGTTTGCTCACGTTTCTCCCGGTCCTCTGGCGATGTGTTGACAAAGGTTTGGAAGGTCTGTTCGACAAGTTCGTTGATGACAGAAGTGAATGCAGAGGCACCAAGTAGCGCCTCCGCTTCATCTCCAGCCACCACAAGTTGCTCTTCTTGTGTAGGCATAGGTTATCCTGTTGAATTACCCGTTAGGGCTTGCGATTGCTCGGACATCTTCAGCACTACGCGCAATCTCAAGTTCTTGGAGGTTGACGTATTCTTTGTGCTCTTGCTGGCTCTCTTGGAGGTCCATCTTGTCCGATTTGAGTGCGAAGTCTGCTTGCGCCTGCATCTGCTGCATTTGGAGCTTCATCTTCGCAATTTCAGCGTCAAACTGTGCCTTCATCTCTGACACGGCTGTCTGACGTTCCTGAATTTCTAGCTGCTTCTGAGCCATCTGCATTTGCATCTGCTGTGCTGGATCAGGCTGCGGTGGAGGTATCTGTGCTGGGTCTGTAAGGAAGTCAGCAACATTCTTGATACCAGACTTCTCAAGTACAGCAGCCAACATCTTGAACTTCTTGTCGGGACCATACATCTGACCCAGTGTTGGGTCTTGTGAGAAGAGGGTGTGAAAGGCCAGGTACTTCTGCACCATGGTCTCTTGGTCGCCATAGCCAAGGTGGAACTCGACTTGCACATCACGCTTGTCAGTCCACTGAGCTGGGTTGATCTGCACATAGCGACCTGCCAACTCAACGATCTTCTCTTCGCTCTCGTTCTCTACGACTAGCTGGTAGACTAGAGTAAACAGTGGCTTCAGGAAGTTGTTGGCAAAGTTACGAGCAATGATCTTCTGTCGCTGCTGGCTCATAGTAGCCAACTGCTCAACCATAGCAGCAGAGTTCTGCTTGCTGATAGCGTCCTTGTTGAGGCCCTGAGATAGGCGTGAGACACCAGAAGTATCCTCTTTGTCTTCGTCCAGCATCTGAATGGTCTGGAAGACAAACGGGTTCAGAGAGGCCTGCTGCATTGGAGAGATAGCATCAGGGCGTGTGACGTTGACGATACCACCAACACGGTTGTCGATAAGCTCACGAGGGTTCGTAAGGCCACCTTTGACTACAGTGTAGCGTGGGTTGTTTGTGACCATTGCGTGGTCGAGGATGGAGCGTGTCAGAACTGTACGAGCGTTCTGGATACCCACGAGCTTGTCAGCAAAGTTGTTACCATGGAAAGCATGTGGGATCGGCAGCGGTACAAAGGCCACGAATGGGCGGCGAGTTACCATCTCTTTCTCTAGGAGTACGTTTGATGCTTTGACTACACGGTACAGATCGGCTGTGCCTGTGCCTTCAACATCAAGCTCAATGTAAGCCTCAACTACAGTTACCTGACGTGTCTGGCGCTGGTAGCCCTTGGCGTTAAAGCCACGGTCAGCACCAATGTCATCAAAGCGCGATAGTATCTCTGGGTCGTTGTCGAAGTCAGTGTCTTCATTGTCAGCAATGTCTGCCACCAAGTCTTCATCGTAGCCCATCTCAATGAGGTCAGAGATAGACTTCTTGGTGCGGTGAGCACAGAAGCTGACAGTATCGAGAGACTTTGCTTGGGGTTCAATGAGGAACTCTTCGGGAGCGATAGCCTCTACTTTTACTTGGGATGTATCACGGTAAACACGCAGCTCACCGCTGGAGATACCATACTCATCCTCAACGATCTCTTCGATCTCTACGTTGTCTTGGGACAGAAGAGTATCAAGCTCATCCTCAGTCAGGTCTTCAACGGCCTCGATGTGGCTCTCAGACTGCTTGGCCCAGTAGACCTTACAGATGCCTGCACGGGCAATGAGGCCATCATGTATGACCGTCTGCATTACCTCAAAGAGGTTGTTCTGGCGGTGAAGCACATAGTCTGTGTACTCAGTGCATACTTCAGCCATTGGTACATCTTCAGCACCCTGCGGAGTAAAGCGTAGGGTCTTGTTGCCTGTGCTAAAGGTCTCCAGAAGTGCAGCCTTCATGCTCTCTACGGCATCATACACATCTTGGCTTACATACTTGCTGTTACCATCGTGCGCTGGGCGTGGAAGTGCTGCGCTGTAGTAATCCATTACCTTGCGGCGCTCTTTTGATAACTCACTGTCGTAGTAGCCAATGGATCGGCGGAGGTTAGTGTCTACGATTGAGACGATCTTTTCGTCATCAAGGGCTTTGTATTCTTCTTGTGATTTCATGTCTAAACCATCTCAATGTAATAATCATCGACTGCCTCTATTGGCTCCCAAGCACCCTCATGTATGTGGTTTGCTAGGGCCAAAGACATTACGCAGTCATCGAAACACCCGGCTTCAGCTTCCATGCCACCGCTTTGGGTGACGATGTAAGTAAGCATCTCTCGGATAGTGACCTTATCGTTTAGTTCGATCTTACCCTCACGAACTGAGGCCCTGAGTTCATCGATAATCAGGGGTTTTGTCTTGGCAGTGGTAGTAAAGCCCAACTTAATGGTCTCTTTGTCTGTCAACTTGTCTACCTGCACCTCTGTGTAGAAGTGGGGGTAGGCCATGTCTTTCCCAAGACGGGTACACGTTAAGATACCGTGGCTGTTGTTCTCTACGATGATGTAGGCAAAGTTAAAGAACTCACCTAGCTTGTAGAGCACCTCAGCGAAGTAATCTGGATGAACTTGGGCACGATAGGTCGCAACCTGTCGTTTCTTACTGTCTAATACTTGAGCGACTGAGAAGTCACCGCCTCTGACACCCATGGCGACATCAGCACCGATTGTGTACTGTTCACCGGGGTCAATTGTTCGGTAGATCGTCAGTTCTCCTCTGACATTCTCAAGCCATTCGTCACCTTCCAGTGCAAGCCTTTGCTTAGGCTCTTCGCAGGTAGCTAGACTTTCCTGTAGCCCCTCTGGGTTAAACACAGGACGCCCAGTTGTCAGGAAGGCTTCTTCTGGCTCTGCGGGGTACTCTTGTCGAAAGAGGTCGATGCCGTTCTGCGCAACCTTGCGGCGTCTGAACATGAGTTGCTCATCGTCAAGGCCATACTTCTCACACAGCTCTTCTTCCTCTGGAGTTCTCTCGAAGTTCTCCGGCACTGGCTCACGATACTCTGGATCAATGTACCAAGGAATAAACACTGGCACATAGCCATTGGTTCCTTCTACGGCACCTTTCCAGAGGTCATAGAAGATACCACTGACACCATTAGCGGTGCTTTCGACAAAGATGGCAGTGCCCTTCTTGTTGGGTACAGCCTGTGTCATACCGTTCCAGTTCTCCAGAGCGGTAGACTTCTGCCAGAAGGCAAGCTCAGAGGCGTGGACATGGGTCAGGGTCTCACCGCGCCCAATGCTTTCACCACCAGCTGTCGCAACAACAAACGAACTGTCTAGGACATCAAACGTAAGTTCCCGGCGAGAGCTGTACTTGGTGTGAGGCTTGAGTAACTCAGGGCAGTTCTCGTGGTATCTCTTGGTCATGTCGAAGAGGGCACGGGTACTGTCGGAGTGGTGTGTGACAACCATAGCCTTGCAGGCTTTGCGCTGAGACACGTTAAAGTAAAGATAGCCACCAACGTAGGTCGATAGACCCTGCTGTCGGGCCTTCAAGATGATAATGCGTACCTTGCCTTCAGTCTCCATTTGGTCCTCTACGGCCTTCTGGAGAATGCGCTGGGCTGGCTTCAAGTTGAGTGACTTGATGTCACCGTCCTTGGTTCTGATCTTGAGGGCTGACTTACTGTAAAAGTCAAAGTCATCGTATAGTTTGCGGCGTACTACTTTAAGTCTCTTGTCCATCTTCGGCTTGCTCATCCTCTGGAGTTACTACTAAGAGCGACTCCAAGAATGCTTCGGCTTTACCGATGGTGACTTCGCTCTTTGCGGCAGGCTTAGTCTTGGTGAAGTCCAAGACCATTCGTGCTGCTGTTAGGCGGTCCCGGTTCTGCCCCGGTTCACGCATGATTTCTACTGCTGCCTTGAGTGCCTCAATGGCATACACGTCATCAATGTCATTCTCTTTGGCCATGATTGCTACGATCCTTTCAGCATCTGCTTTTGCCTGTTTCCTGATCGGCGTGATCATTTCGAGGGTATAGCCATCAGGTGTTCCCTGTGGCCTGCCTCCGTTCTTACGCTTTTTTGTTGACCACTGCTTTCTTAGCGCCCTTCCCTCTTCGGTTTTCATTAGGTTTGTGAAGTAGTTGTTTTCTTTTGGAGTCGCCCTGTTCGGGTGGGTCAACTCTTTCTTCGGTGCCTTTTTTCTTGGTACTTTGGGCACTGGCATCTTCTACTCCTACTAATGTTCCTATGATCTTGAGGGTCGTTGGGCAGGACTTACAGAACACAGGGGCTGGGAGTGCCGCTGCCATCTCTGCGAGTACCTTGTCTTTGTCAGAACTGCTGAGGCTAGACGCCTTTATAGCTTCGATGCCCTGTAAGAAGGGCACCAAGTCAAATGCTGTCTTATTCACGATTTGCTTCCTTGAGTGACAGATGCCCCCGAAGGGGCACCTTAGTTATGCGGAAAGAATACCGGGAGCCATCATGGGCTCTTCGTCTTCCTCTGATCCAGCGGCAAGCAGTCCCATAGCGGATACCACAGCAACAAGAGTTGCGAATGGGTGACTGTAGAACTGGATTTTACCGTTGTTTGCCTTCTTGAACTCATCGCGTATTAGCTTGGTATTGATAGGCATAAGCTCTTTAGCGAGACGTGGGTTCATAAGGTAGAGCCACATTGGGTCAACAGACAGCTCTGAAGTATTATTTGTATAGCGTCTGTAGCGGTTCATACTAGCTTTATAAAACGCAGTTTCCTTGGGACTCTTAGCGTTGTTTAGGTCTTCCAGTATTCGAGCTATGTCTCTTGCAGGAGTTGTCTCAGAGGGATTGGACTCTGTAAATGCCTTACCTGCCTCTTGGAAAGCGTGTATCTCCTTCACAGCAGGATGATCTTTACCAAGACCTTCAAGAATAGGTTTCATAACAGAAGTGTTATAACTGTTCTTACCTACTTGATCCCAATCACCAGAAAATGGGTTTTTAACCATACCCATTCCGAACTCACCCTTACCGTCCATGTTGCCTTGAGTCAGAGAGTGTCCCATCTCATGGAGGATGTTCATTAGGCTAGTAGTAGAAGTGATCTTATTGCCCCCGATAGAACCACCGGGCTTAACGAAGAACACAGAGCTACCAAAGCCTTTCATGGACGGGCCCCATCTATGTAGAGCGGCTGTTCCCCTGCCTGTCCGGGTCTCTTTCTGTAGGGCAGAACCAGAGTTCATCATTTTAGCTGTTATGCCAAGAAGCCTTGCCACCTCAAGAGCTTGATCCACGTCTTGAATGCCATTCTCGTACTTACTGCCTTTACGGCCAATCTCAATGATTGCTTTAGCCTCTGGCATAGCCTTTTTGACGGACTTTGCTGTGGGCTTCTTTACCTTTTTGGGCTTTGTAGGCTCGGCATCAAGTGGGGCCACTTTTGGGGGTTCAGGTTGTTGAGCCAAGGCGGGTTGCGTGGGTTGTCCACTATCGACTGGTCCACTTGGGCTAACAGTTCCCGCAACTGTGGGTCCATCTGGTCCACTAGGGCTTGGAGCTGGGGGGACAGGTGGGACATCTTTAGCTTTCTGCTGCTGCTTTACCCTCTCCATGTAGGGAGTAAGGTAGGTTTCTGCAAGTTTAGGCTTCATTAGATTGCTTGTGGCTCGACTAACGATAGCTTCCAGAGAAGCAACGGGGTCTTTGCCTAAGTTCAGCGCCATGCTGTCGAAAGCATCACCTAAAGTGGCACGATCTTCAGCTAGAATGGACGTATCGTTGTCCATCTTGTCACGAAGAGTTGCCAGATAGGCTTGGTTGCTGTTTTTGCCAAGCTGCCGCTCTATTGGGAGCTGTGGTTGAGCTGGTGTAGCTGGTGTTTGGGCAGAAGATGAAGCTACTTCTGGCCAGATGGAGCTAACAAGAGCTGCAACTTCATTCAGAGGCTTACCTTTAGTACGCATGGAGCCTGTCCTAAGATGGGCTTCATATGCCTCTATAGAAGCAAGTGTTTCTGGTGAGCTACTAAATCTCTCTTTGGCTAAATCAAGAGCCTGCTGTATCTTAGCGTCAAATTCTGCTGCTGTTAGGTTCTGAGCACCATTGTTCTCTTCTACGGAGTTAAACACAACTCCTCTAGGTGCGGGAGTTCCACCGTCTTTACCCCTGATTGGGGGCAGACCGTTGTTGTAGAGCCTTACGTTAGTTGCCGCTGTTGCTTCAGCTTCCTGTGCTCTCTTCTCAGCAGACTGCTGCTTGCGAAGTGCAGCTTCCGCAGCTCTACGATCTTTAGCTTCTTGGACTAAATCACGAGCTGCTGGGGCTGAAGGATCAGAAAGACCATCGCCTTTGCGGTTCTTTTTGACGAAACGGTTGACCTTGGACCTACGTCCAGTGACTGCATCGATGGCACGACCACCAACCACGAGGGGTATCTGTGCTGCTAACGAGGAGCCACCAGTTGCTAAGGCTGCACCAGTGTTGATGTTACCTGCTACCATACCAGCTGGATTATAGGCTCTACCAATAGAAGGCAGTGGGTTAAACATATCGGTGAACTTAGACACACCGCCTTTGAGGCCACCAGCATATACCTCGGTGAGGACGTTGGAGCGGCGGAAGGCATTGAGTAATACTTGACCTTCGTTTGTGTTACCAAAGCGGTCCTGCATGAAGTCAAAGTTCTTTTTGGTGACTGTAGCAGCGACTTTACCGTTAGACTGAGACACAGCGCTATCAAATACGGCCTGATCATTAGAACTTAGAGCTTGGTATTGGCCCTTCTTCTTCAGTTCCTTTACGGCACCTTTTACTTGCTCGGCTATCTCTGAACGAGCGCCTGCAAGTGCTTGGTCGGCACCTTTCTTGGAGCTGGAGTCAATATCCTTGAGGTTGTAGCCATTCTCATCAGCAACACGCTGCAACAATGCAGACACATCAGATGCAGCTTGGGTTGTCTCAGGGTCTAGGTCTTCTTTTGGCTTAAAGACTTTGTCGCCAGCACTGTTCACTGTAGTCAGTGCAACATTAACACCACCAGCAGCTGTACCACCTAATAGGGCCTCACCAACTGCCTGCCGTGGGTCAATCTGTAGACCTACATCAGTGCCTGCTGTTGAACCTGTCTGTTCTACGACACTCTGTGCGCCCTCTGTAGCAGTCTCAGCGGCAGTTCTCTTAACGATGCCACCCCTGCCGGGGATCAGTGCGTTTAAGGCACCAGATGCCGCTGCCGTTTGTGCAGCAGCTATAAAGTCATCTTTGTTTGGCTTGTCGCGTCCGTTGTTCCGTGCGCGTTCATTGGCAATAGGGCCAAGGAGCTGCACTGCCTCGAAGGCAAATGGACCAGCGAATGCACCAACAGCGCCACCGACAGGGCCACCAACAGCTGTACCAGCGGCAAGGCCAGCTGTCCGTGTAATCAAAGAGCCAGCATACTGACCAATTTGCTCTACAGCAGCCTTCGGGAGGTATCTGTAGGCAAAAGAGCCATCTTCATCGCCTTCGATAAACTTAGCGGAAGCTGACTCATAGTTCTCAGGTGCAGACGTGAGATTGCTGAGTGTCTCTGCTGTGCCAGTTGCACCAACAGCTCTTGCTGTCTCTGCCATGTTCTCCAGTGGCTGGTCGATGCCAGAGCGTAAGGCATCACCAAAACCCTGCATGGGGCCGTTGGTATCTGGTGCAGCTTCTTGTGGTGTAGGTGCTGAAGCCTCAGAACGCATAGTTTTGTACGCTTCGGCAACAGTAGCAAACTCAGGTGTACCTTGTTTGTCTTTGTTCTGTACGAGCCATTCGGCGTACTTCTCGATCCTATTGACTTCAGCCATAGTTCTTCCTCGTGTTAGTCTTAAATGCCAACAATGGCGTCAGCAGCAGACATATTGGATGATCCTGTGTTACTTGGTGCGGCTGTAGGCTTGGCAGGCATTGTCCCACCATTCATACGATACCACTCAGCTTGTTGGGCCTCTACGGCTGCAACTGCTGCTTGGTAGTGCTTCTCAACTGCTTCAAGGTTGGCAACAAATTGCTCTCTCGAAGAAGACTGCTTTAATGAACCAAGTGATTGACTCAAGAGCGCAAGCTCTCGCTCTGTAACCTGACCCAAAGCACCGCCAGTCGGGCTATCATCACGCATCTTCTGTAGCCTATCGAAGCCTACCGCTGCTTCAATAGTGTTAATTGAATTCAAAACATCGTGTGCAGGAGTGCCCGGTACAGAGCTTAAAAGACTACCTGTCCATCCAGTTAGATTATCAAATGGATTAAACCCACTCTCAGAAGCTAGTAGGTCTTTAATGCGTGTAATAGCGCTCAAAGTAGCTTGTTTATACACAGCAGTAGGAGGACCAGCTAATTTCCCAGTTTTACCTTTGCCTTTACCTTTAGCCCTCAGCTCTGCAATGCGTGTTGCTTCTGCCTTATTGTAAGCATCAACTTCAGCCTTGCGGTTGGCATCCTGTATGGAACCATACTCACGAGTAGCGGCACCCAGACCATCGCCTTTGAGAGCACCAGAGTACATAGCGCCACCAATGCGGATGAGGCCCTCGCCTCGTGGAGTAATTCCTAGAGCGGAACCACGGGCATTGGCTGTCATGTTACCTGCGCCTCTTGAGAGGGCTGGGGCACGAGTGGCAGTTGTACTTGATGTTGTACTTAATGCTGGTGTCTGCGCTGCTGTATTTGCAGTGGTAGTGGCAGGAGCTGGAGTGGTTGTGTTGATGAGCACTGGGCTCTTAGAGTTTTGAGCTTCCAGAGTTGCGAAGTCTACAGGAGCCTGTCCCATAGGGATTGGCTCGTTAGCAGCTGTAGGCAAAACACCACCTGCACTAGGTGCGTATGGAGGTGCATAAGGATCAGCTGCACCTATAGCAGACGGGTTAGGTGTCAGTGCGGGTACTGGAGTGTACATCGCAGGGTCTGCACCCGGCTGTTCGTTAGGGTTAGGCTGAAGGATAGGGCCGTAGCTACTAGCGACATTGCCGTTTACTGGGTTTTCTACTGATAGGGTGCGGCCATTAGCTTCAGCAACACGAGCATCACGAGCTGCATTACCAGAGGCAAGTGCGGCCTCTGCCGCTGCTTTACGAGCCTGAACACTAGCCATCATCTCAGGTGGCAGTGTACCAGAAGATAGTAGTCCTGTGGTGCTTGCAATCTCAGCCTCTGCTGCCCTTACATCTGGAGCAACTGCTGCTGCCTGTGCTTGTTGACCGCGCAGTTGCTCTAAGTATGCCTCAGCTGCTGCATCATACTGGGGTGTGCTTTGGTTACTTTCGACACTGCCGCCTAGCTCAACCAGACGCTGCTTCATTTGCTGAAGCCGTGCAACATCTGCTTGTGTGTCCACAGAACCCTCAAGATCAGCAATGCGAGTTTCTAGTAGCTGGCGCTCACCAATGTTCTCTTGGACAAGGTTTTGCTCATTGCGCATGAGTACACCGGGCTCTTCTCCTGCACGAGATGCTGGGTCTACGGCTGTCTGAAGGACTGGTGCCTGTGCGGCTGGCTGTGGCTCAGGTTCAACACCCAGAAGTATCTTTCTGGAGTTCTCCAGCATATTAGGACTTAGGCTATCTAAATATTCTTGCGGAGTTTTGTTTTGGCTCTGCGCCATAATAACGAAAGTAGGATGTGTGAGTAGAGGGTCTTGCGGTGTAGATGCTGTAGGTGTTGCAGAAGCATTTTGAGCTGGGTCGATCTCAAATGTCCCTAGTGGGCCAGCCAAAGTTCTCTCGTTAAAGCCTGAGCGCCTTTGATCGTCAATCTGCTTGTTGCGCATCTTTGTATAAAAAACAATATCACGGTCTGCTTTTTCCCTGTCTTGGGGGTTCAATGTATTTACATACTCGTTCCAAGTTAGGCCAGCTGCATCCGCTAATTTCTGGATGCTGGGGGGGATTAAAGGGTCCATTAGTTATTCCCTCCTAAAAACTAAAGCTAGGCGGAGCTATGCTGTTGTTAAACTGCTGCTGCTGTGTTGCCGTACTAAATGGATTGAATGCAGTTGATGTCTGCTGCGGGAAGTATTGCTGCTGGAACCCAAAGCCACTCATCGCACCACCCAAGGCAGCTTGGTATGGGTCAACCTTGTTTGCAGTAATGTTACCCACGTTGACTGGAGCCTGACCTAAAATACCAGACTGGTAGCCTTGGCGCTGCTGCATCTCAAAGTCACGCTGGCGCTCGAAAGCAGCCTGTGCATCCATAAGAGATGCTTGGTCATACCCTTGTAGGGAGTTGCCTGCGTTCATACCGAAGTTAGCACCCTGCCCCAGTGTATTGAGACCCTGAGTGTAAGCGTTCTGGATGCCTTCGTTGGCCATGCCTGCACCCTGCAACGCATTGCCTTGGTCATCAAATTGACGAGCCTGTTGGTTCAGACTGCGGTCAATGAGCCTGTCTTGTACGTCTAAGGCGACATCAGCGCGGCGGTCATCAAAGGCGCGGTTGGCTACTGCTTCGGCTACACCAGCACGGCTGGAGTTCATGTTACCTGAGCCACTTGCTGCAAGGTCGATGCCTGTCAGAGTGTTCTCTTGGAGGTTGCGGCGGTCATCACGCATCGCAGCGTCAACCAACGGGTTTGCGTTGGCACTGGCGTAGTCCATAGCTGTGGCAAGACGATCACCTTGTGCAGAGTTGGCCATGCCTTGGTACTGATTGAACAGAGCGTTGGCATTGGAGCCAAAGCCAGACGTGTTGCCCATCATGCCGTAACCAGAGTTCTGGAGGTTGCCGCCTATGTTGCCCATGTTGGTGGCAGTGCCCGTCTGGAACTGGTTAGGGCCAGCATATGTGGGACCAGTGTATGCACCAGTTGCAAGTACACCATCTAGGGCACCAGAGGCACCAGATAGGTTGGCGTCCACATAGGGTTTGTATTGGTTGAAGCCAGCCATTTGGGCTGCTGTTGCTGCGTCTTGTGCTTTGGCTTGCTTGTTTGCGCCCATAAGGCCCATGGCACCGCCGATTATTGCGCCCCACATAATGTGTATCCTTCTTAATGTGATTCAGACAGCGACCCAAGCAGTACCGTTGTAAACAACCAGTCCTTGAGTTCCGTTGCCCAGAGGGTTCCAAGGGGACACCGCATAGCGAACCATCCCCTTCCGTAAACCTTCGGGCTCACGGTCTGTCACTTGGACAGATGCGTCTGCTAGAGACTGTATAGCTGCCTCTAGCTCTCTTAGTTCTTCTTGTAGAAAACGTCCTACGTCATCATTCCTGAGTGTAGGTAACTGCCGCCTTACATACCGATTAACGATAAGGTTCAGCTTGTCTGATAGAGCCATAGTTACCTCCGCCCAGTGACGATGATGTCTGTGTCCATACCTGAGAAGTTAAAGTCCTTGAGGTTGTCGCTAGTCACTTTGAAGCTCAGGTATCTACCAGCCATCCGTGTATCCAACTTGTAGCCAGTGTTGCTATCAAAAGTTACTTCAGAGCCATAGCTAGGGGTGGCCGCTGGAGTGTCAGCTGCACCAAAAGTAAACTTGAAGATGCCATCAGGATTGCCTGTGCTTATCTGAGGGTAAATCTTGTTGATTACTTTGTAGCCAGACAGGGGGATACCCTGTTCGTCTAGGTCTATGCCTTGGCGCTCAAGTAGGAAGGGCTGCGAGTGCGTAGTGTCTACACCAAAGGCTAGAGAGCCATTGTCAGCTAGGTCTATGCCATAGAGCTTACTTTGAGTTACACCAGCACCGACTGTTGATATGACGATTGGGTGCCTAGCGTAGGGGCTCTCTTGAGCATGGTAAGAGCCACCAATAGTCTCATAGGACTGGGTTGCATCAGCATAAGAGAACACAGAATTTACGTTAGCTTCAGTGCCTGTGATTACATTTGGTAAATCTTGGAATGACCAAACGTCCTCTTTGTAGTTGTAGACTGCTGCACGGTTACAGGATGTACCATCCGTATATACGGCCATGTCATCACCGCTGTGGTAACAAAAGTATAGCTCTTCAAGAGTAGAATTGTGCATCACAAAGCAGACATCATGCTTACTGTTGTCAATACCATTGAATATGTAGTCTCTGACGCGGCCATCACAAATAGAGTTGCGGGAGTTGCCATCAGTTACATAGATGTCATCGCGGTCAAAGACATAGTGGCGACCCTCTACCTCAACTATACAGTTCTGGTTGATTACTCCGGCGTCATCAAAGACCTTGCGGAAATTAAAGATAAACGTACCACCTACGAACTCCATCATCCACACTTGGTCCTGTGAATACACAAGGAAGTTAGGGCCTAGAGTTGCACCATCAACTATGGGGGTCTTCATCTGCACGAGGTCGTTGAAGCCAGCACTGTTGGTAAGATCAGTCTCATCCCATGTAGTAGGCACTTGGTTGGCCAGTACGGGGTCTGAGAACCTCACACGGTTCGGGTAGGCCACGTTGGTTTCCACGGTGCCCAGAGCCAACAAGAAGTCACCAAAAGACCTTAGAGCGGTTGTACGCAGCCCTGTGGGCCAGTTAGGTAAATCAGTAAAGTTAGTCTGGGAGGGTGTGCGCGATATGGGTGTCTGATCGTCCCTGCTGAGATACTGTACGTCAGACAGGGTTGTCGCTGTTACTGCGGGGATAGAAGACGCTGCGCCGGATGTGGTCTTTCTAGTAGTAAAGGTTCCATTAGAGAACTCACGGACATCAAACACATCATCTACGACCAACACTGTGTCAAACCCTGAGAGCGAAGTGATACCGTAGGCAAACACAGGGTCAAAGGAGATGTCAGCCACACCACGCATGATGGGACCACGTTGAACAGAACCATCAGAGAACCTTACGTTCTTGGCTCTAGTGAAGGCGTTGATGGGGAGGTTGTAGGGGTCAACATCAGTGACCACGCCCACGGACCCTAGTCCACGGATTGGTAGGTTAGGCATGGCCTGAGTTCCTTACGTTTTCATTATGTAGCAAAGCGCATAGTACGGAGGCAGGTTAGCATTGGTAGCGCTGGAACCTGTGCTATCAGTAGACCCTGTAAGCCCGTGATTATGGCTGTCACTTAAAGTGTAAAGGCCTGCTGTGGATTGGCCACCATCTGCGCCACCACCCTGATTGCCCTCGACAGTAAACACTCCAGTCGCCGCTTGGGGCTTGGAGGCTGTGAATGTGCCACTCATAGCGTGAGTGTCAGTCGAGGCAGCCGTTAGACCATGCGTGTGGTCTACCACAATAGCATCCGCAGAACCGCCAGTGGCACCGACTGCATAAGTACTGCCAGCACCTATGACAAACCTATTGCGAAGGTCTGGGGTGTTATTAGTACCATCGCATAACGCATAGCCGGATGGGATTGCATTAGATGCACCAGACCACAGGGAGATGACACCAGCAGGTACGGCAGAGGTTGCAGCAGCCAACACTGCATCCAACTGTGTCTGGATGTTACTAGTGACACCATCAGTGAAGTTAAGTTCAGCTGTGGTGGCTGTGATGCCATCGAGGACGTTAAGTTCAGAGGTGGAACTGGTGATACCATCGAGGACATTCAGTTCAGCCTGTGTGGCACTCACAGCGCCAGTGATGCTGGGGAAAGTGCTCTTGAGCGTACTCTTGATAAGGCGTAGGTGGTCATCAGCTTGCGCGAGACCATCAGTTGACGCTGGGTTAGTAGTCACTAGGCTGTCTATGTAAGTTCCAGTTTCGAGGCCCATCTTGGGTTCCTTTTCTCTATAGGTGAGCCTGCTTCAAAGAGGCCGACAACAACAACAACAACAAGAACTTTAGCCCTGTATTTTGAAGTTGCTTTTGTTTCTGAGGGTGCGGGGGTCAGTTTTTGCCTAGGGAACCTACAGAAATGATTGATCCTAACAGCTAACCCCTTGCAATCTATAGCTTCTGTAGTGCGGGGGATGTATGGTCCCACTGGGAGGGGGCCTATGATCCAGACACGAGGTGACATTGGTTGACATTAGCCGACGGGAAATTTGTTTGGCTGGGGGCTTGGACTTTTCAACACAGATTGGGACAGTCCTTAGCTACCTTAGCTAACCCAAGTTAGCCAACAGCTGCACCAGTCTCACTTGATCCACTCTTGCCACACATCGTCATTACACCAAGGACACTTATGGTGTGCAGCAGCACTAACAGTACCACGAGTTATGCCAACGTCCTTGAGCGTCTTGGTCGAGTGCATCCGCAGTTGATCAGCAGCACGATTAGCAAGCCTGTGGTGTTCGTAGGCAGCACAGGTCAAATAGATGATCTTCAGTCGTCTAACGAATGCTCTCAGCATGGCTCTGGTTCTCTCTTGCTCTATAGGTGGGAACCAAGGGACCAACAGTCTCAGAGGTGAGGTGGTCGACCTTGGTTGTCCTGAGCAACCACCTCAGCAACACAACTACACACACAGCTCTTGACTGGCACTATAGTCGACTAAGGTCGGCTCTGGACGTTCTCTAGTTCTCTTTGGATTGGTGTTATCAAGGAGGATGTTTCTTGGGTCATCTAATAGCACTCAAGCTCTGGGGCTTCGGTCGACTATTAGTATTCCCGCGGCGACTATCGTCCCGCTTCCCCTTCTATGGGGTGACAGAAGGTCGATTAGTGCAGAAAGTTACTCTAGGTGTGCAAAAAGTGCTTGCGGGGGACATCAGAAACTGGCATCAAGATATCACGGAGGCCGAAGGCGTCACGTTAAGTTAGTGGGCGACAGGCCGCAAGGTGTGGCAGGGGACTGTAACTCCC